GGCCCTGACCGCCCACACCGGGAACAAGGACAACCCCCACGCCGTCACGGCGGAGCAGGTGGGGGCTCTTGCAAGTTCCGGTGGAGTCATGTCCGGGGCAATTAGCATGAGTGGTCACAAGATAGCCAATCTGGCCGCTCCTGCTGATTCCACGGATGCCGCTAATAAGCAGTATGTGGACGAGCACGCGGGGGCGAGGGTTATTTTGGGGAGCTATGTGGGAACGGGAAAATCAGGCAAAAGCAACCCTAATCAAATAACCTTAGCCGAACCCTTTAAACTACTCTGTATTTATGGTATTCAACATACGGATTCGTATACAAGTATCAGCGATTCTGATATTTGTAATATTATTCCAAGCAGTATTATCCCTACTGAGTATACAAGCGGCTTTGGTTTTGGCATGGGCTACAATTATAATCCAAGAGATACTTACGGTAAAAAATCGACGGATGGAAAAACTTTCAGTTGGTATTTTGACCTTAGCCCGACTAGTGCAGCAGATGTACAATTTAATACATCTGGAGTTGTATATCACTACTATGCCATAGTTTAGAAATAAGAGGTGAATTAAATATGACCATCATCCAAATTGACCCGTTGGAGACCGGCCAGCACCCGATCCAGAGCCAGAGCGGGCGGCGCGCCTGCTGGCTGGAGGGCTACATAGAGGTGCCCGCCCACCTCCATGACGCGGTGTGGGCGACCTATGGCTGGTGTGACCTCCAGATTGAGGGGGACAAGCTGGTGGGCATCACGCCTACTGAGCGGCCTCCAGAGCCGGAGCCGGAACCCCAGCCGCCCCTCGCAGAGGACATCACTCTGGACATGCTGTCCGAGCACGAGGCGCGGCTGTGCATGCTGGAACTCACCGCTGCCACATGAGAAAGGAGACGCCATGACAACCGTATACAACCTCTGCAAGCTGCTCATTGACCGGGGCCGCACCGACGGCCTACAGGACAAGATGGATGTCTATCTCGCCGCCGACCGGCTCACCCCGGAGGAGTACCAGGAGCTGGCCGGGCTGCTGGCCCAGGAACAGTAATCAACAGCGGGATCGCTGGATAAAAGGATGTGAATCAAATGAGTAAGCTCATTACATACATCCCGCTCTCGTCCGTGGAGCGGATTGAGCTGAGAGTCACCAACTGCCGCAAGACACTTTCCCAGGTCAAGTCAGAGACTGGTGCCCACTATGTGTTGAATGGCGGCATGTGGAACCCAGATGGCTCGGCCTGCCCGCTGCTCAAGGTGGGTGGGGTAATGCGCTCCGGCACACCATGGAGGACAATGGGCTACGCCTGGGACAAGGGCCCGGACATCCGCATGACCTCCGAGTACGAGGGAGCGGCCAACTTTATCGCGGTTACTGCCCTCATTGCCTCCGGCAAGCCGGTGGATAAGCCCTCCTATGGCTCGGCCCAGGGGGGCAAGCGGGGGCGCAGCGTCATCGGCCTGCGCGGTGGCAGTCTGGCCCTTTACTGCTCCGGCAACGGTACCAGGGATACAGCCACGCCGGAGACTCTGCGGGACGAGCTGGCCGGGCTGAGCTGGTCCTCCGCCGTCATGCTGGACGGGGGCGGCTCCAGCCAGTGTGACTTTGGCGGAGAGCGCATTACCGCCAGCCGCAAGGTTCACAACTGGATTTGCGTGTATCTCAAGCAGGGCGGTACTGAGACGCCGCCGGAACAGGAGGACAAGCCTATGAGCAAGTACACCGTGACGCCCAGCCTCGTCGCCAACATCCGAAGCGGCCCCGGCACCGGCTACGGCAAGGCGGGGGCGTACCCTTGCGGGGCCGTGGTGGACGTGCTGGAGGCCCGGGACGGCTGGGGCAGGACAGATAAGGGCTGGGTGTCCCTGGCCTATCTGGAGGCCGTGGAGGGCCCTCAGAGGGCCACAGACAACGGCATCGCCATCCAGGAGCATATCATCTCCGACGGGCGCAAAAACCGGCCGGGCAGGGACACCAACCCGGACACCTACATCACAATCCATGAGACCGGCAACGCGGCCAAGGGCGCCGACGCCGCGGCCCACGGGGTCTACCTGGACAGCGCCGCCGGGGAGGATGATCTGGTGAGCTGGCACTACACCGTGGACGACCACGCCATTGTCCAGCACCTGCCCGATTATGAGACGGCGTATCATGCTGGGGACGGCAAGGACGGGCCGGGCAATGCCACCAGCATCGGCATCGAGATCTGCGTCAACGCCGGAGGGGACTTCGAGGCGGCCAAGGCCAACGCCGCCGCGCTAGTGAGGCTGCTTATGGAGGAGCACGGCATCCCGCTGGACAATGTAGTCCAGCACAACCACTGGAACGGCAAGGACTGCCCCAAGACCATCCGGGCCACCCCCCGGGCCTGGGAGGCATTCCTGGGCCTCTGCCGGGGCGAGGCGGCGAATGTGTCCAAGTTGGACACCGACGTGGACACGCTGGCTAATGTCGGCATTATCGACCAGCCCGACTACTGGAAAGCCGGGAACTACTCCAAGGATACTGTGGAGGCCCTGATCGGGAAAACGGCGGATTATGTAAGGGAGGACGATTGATATGGAGCATATCAACGGATTCAAGGCGGCGGTCGCCGCCGTGCTGGGCGGTCTGACGGCCCTGTGGGGCTGGTTTGGCTGGCTGGTGCTTGCCTGGCTGCTCTGTATGGCGCTCGACTACGGCACCGGCACCGCCGCCGCCCTCCGGGCCGGGGAGTGGTCGTCCAAGGTGGCAAGGGACGGCCTGTGGCACAAGCTGGGAGCCGTGGTGGCCGTCCTGGTGGCCGCTATTCTGGACGGGGTGATCGGTTTGATTCTAGCCAACATCCCCGCCCTGGAGATGCCCTTCCAGTATGAGGTATTTGTGAGTGTTCTGGTGCTGGTCTGGTATATCATGACCGAGCTGGGGAGCATTGTGGAGAACATCGGTGCCCTCGGTGCGCCTGTACCTGCATGGCTCCGCAAGGCCATCGCCGCGTTGGAGTCCACCGTGGACGGTGCCGGGGACAAGCTGGGCGGCGGTGACCAGAGAGAAAGTAAATAGGCAAGAAAGAGGGGGCACCAAGATTAAGTGCCCCCTCTCGTTATTGACATCCATAATACTCCATGATATCCTAGGATAAAATAAAAGAATCTAAAAAATATTTGGGTAATGCATGGGTAAAACTGGGCGATAGGTTGCGGAGCTACTGCGGCGCAATGGAAACGGAAAATATTTGGCAGACTGTAAATCTGTTGCGATTCGCTTCGGTGGTTCGAATCCACCCTCCTCCACCAATAAAACGTCCTGCCAGTAGGTGGGGCGTTTTATTTTTCTAAATCCCTTGCATCCCAATAGATGCGGGGGATTTTTCTATGCGCTGGCAGAGCGCCTGGAATGGCTATACAGCCAATTTCCTATTTTTTCTAATTATCCAAACTGACCCAAATAAATCAATTAAAAACTTAAATATTTGGGTCAGAATTTGGGTAGAAAACAGAGGCCCTCCGGTACGGTGTCGGGGGCCTCCAAAGGCTTGATGCATCCTAATAGAAAGAGAGAAAGGATGAAACATCTTGCCTATTTCTTACTTTATCTTTAGAAGAAAAAAATACGCCCCAGAGGTCGGCACGTACTATAGCTACGATATCGTAGCTTATGGCCTGCTCCATCAAGGCCCCGTGCAGATCCTCCAGGACGTATCGACCGATGCGGAACTGGTCTTTCGCATGGTCATGGCATTCAACAGGTATAGCCTCTCACCGCTGCACCTAAAAGATGCCGTTCTGGATATGCTAGAGTAAGTCCTTGCCGGGTAGGAGGCACCAACTCCTACCCGGTTTTCTTATTATATCATACTTCCATAAGTATAAAAACGGTTACTTATAACAAAAATATACTTATGGAATTATACAATACTTCCGGTAGTATAAGTATAATGACCATACCATGAAAAGGGGTGAGGTCATTGGCATACTCAGAGGCACAGAAGGAAGCGACCTCTCGCTATAACAAAAAGGCGTATGACAGAATTGACCTCATTGTACCGAAGGGAAAGCGACGGATAATTGCAGAATATGCAAAGTCTCAAGGGAAAAGTACAAATAGATTTATAAACGAGGCGATAGACAAAGCAATGGAGGAAGCTGGCACTTAGTATGCCAACTTGACTACATTATTCTTTCGGGCCTCCAAGTCCACATGAGTGTAGATTTGGGTAGTG